TCATTCTTGGGTACAACGAATGAGGTGAGACTGCTTGATAATGGCTCTACGGGTTATCTTAACGCTGCCATCAGTGAGACCGGCATGAAGTAGCGAGCTCTTTTTGATACCTATTTGAGCGTCATTTAGGACGGTATAAATGGCGCTGATACTGCCGAAATAATAGTCCTTTTTCTCGAAAATGAGATGTACGTGAATTATCTTAGTCATAAATTCATTATTTAGAAGTTTATTTCTACAAAGATATTCTAAATAACAAATATATAGAAGTGTTTAGTGAAAAAATATATACTATTTAGAATGTTTAGAGAGATATGGTTTTGGAGATAACGTTAAGAAAGGAACAGAAAAAAATGATACTGGTGAATAGTATTTAATGAAGTGTTAAAAACAGAGTTGGAGATACTTTTGGAGTTACTGTTGGAGTTACTTTTTAAAACCCATTTTTTGTTTTTTACAAAAGTTGGAGTTACTTTTTTAACAATTAGAAAAGGAGGTATTTTATATGATGTTTCCTTTTAGGTTATGTTTTTAGGCGTTTAAATAAATATTTATAGGGGGATAGTATAGCGTTTTTAGCAAGTAGTATAATTGCACTAATCATATAAACAGTTGATTCATAATAGGTATTTATGGAATAAGTGCTATTTTAGCGCAATAAACGTGCGCGCGTCGCAAATAATTGGCAGTATAGCTCAGTTGGTAGAGCACAGGTGCGCATACGTGATGATACATGTATGCAGGTCTTTTGTTACAAGTTCGACTCTTGTTGCTGCCGCAATGGTTTTTGAAGGTGTGAAGAACGCTCCCGGCATTCAGGGCTCCGACTGAGGGATAAAGCGTGCGGAGATTAAGGTAATTAATTAGTTGTTTGATGGAAACGCTCCCGGTGATTGTGCCGGGAGCATTATGGCAATAATTATGGCAAAGAGAATAGTAGTTGCATTTGACATTATTGATGAAAATGATAATAGCATTATAGGGAAAAGCCTTAATGCAGTTACTACGCCTTTGCAGGTTGACAATATAACAAGTGATGATATTATAAATGTTGAATTGGAATTACAAGAATTCCTATTTAACGCTCGGGTAAACGAGTATATAGGTCACATGTTTCACCGATTGAAGGCTCTACGTCCAGAGGAACTCGATAGTAATAAGTGGTCAGTATCGCCTCTGCGGCCTTTTTCGTATCTAATGAGTCACATTGAATTTCCGCATTAGTGCAATACTTTCCTACGAAGGGGTCTTTGACAATACCTTGTATTACTTCTATTTTGTCTGAACTCTGTTCCCTCAAAGCATTTATATGTCTCCAGAACTCAGCGTTTTTTCTTCTTGCTTTTCTGTGGGACTCATCCGTGAACGCGACATCCATAAACTCGTATAATAGTTTTTCTTTCTCGTTCATTGCTCTATTCATTTTATCGTTATTTAAAAGAACTTGCGGATGCTACCTTACTTTACATTGATAGCACGCAATAATTGTTGCATTTGGCTTTTGATTACATCCATATCATCTTCCAGCTGATTAACCTTATCATAATATGTTTCATTCAGATTCGGCATTTTAGCACTGAAGTACCATTCCGCATGGAGTATGGTGTTTATCTCCTGAGCTTCCAAATTAAAATTGGGGTAATTGATTTTATCTACATTATCTGACATGCAAACAAGGAACCCATGTTGACGAAATCGGTTCTTGATGCGTTTGATATATGAACGCCCATCAGTGTCACTAATGACGTAGATGTGTTGGTCGGGCATGTCCTGCCATTCAGAACGGTCGAGTAACCTCACGATAACGTAGGAGCTATCCAATAATGTAGGTGACATACTTTCTCCTTTGATGCGGACGCAGAAGTATTTCTCACTATTACGCACCATGGATGAAGGCATTTTTATGGTATCTACTACTTCCAAATAATCGGGGTTATCGTAGCCACAGCAGCCTGCTGCAACAGAGATGTCCACCAGTGGGATTGAAACAAAATCATCATTATTGAATGAATTAATAGACTTAGAGCTTGGGGCATTAACAGTAGTAGGCATAGTTCCATTACGCAACATGCTCCCCTCACCAGTGAGAAGCCATAGGGGATTTATATCTCGAAAATAGTCGATAATTTTAAGGATCATACCTTCGCCCATGTCTGCATTTCGCTTTTTTTGTGCACTGAGATAGCCATTGGATAGGCCAATTTCCTTCTCTATAGCTGTTGGTTTTAGACTTTTTTCGGCTAAATACTCATAAAATCTATCAATTGCCTTCATTTTGTAGAAAATAATCGGTTAATAATTTGCGCAAATCGAAAATAGTCGATAGCTTTGCACCGTGTTCAAGCAGAACAGCCCCAAAGATAAGAATTATTTTAATCAGAATTTAGATATGGAGAACAAAATCAGAAAGAAGATTGAACTGAGTGCTTCAGGCAAAGAGAAACTTGCCCGGATGTTCAATGTAACACACCGCAGTGTGTGTTATGCGCTTGACTTCAAACGTAACAGTGTACAAGCCGCAAAAATTAGGGAAGCTGCCCTAATCAATGGTGGTAAGTTGGTGGAGATTATTGATGTGACGGACTCTGCCAAGCGTACGGTGAAGGTGTTGGACTCTCATGGGAATGTGAAAGCAGTGATAGCTAATGATACGGTAACTTTATAATGGTATGGATATGCAAGAGAAAAAACAACAGCAGAATGCAAACCATTTCAGTTCGCATTCTTTTGCCGCAAGTCATCTGATACCCCTTGATAGCTTGCCCCTGTCACACAGAGAGTTTTACTTTTCCCATTGTGGCGTTCCACATACGGATAAGAAAGAGGACGGCAAAACTCTTCGGGGAAAGGAACTTCCTTCAGATGTTTTTGCAAGATGCGGGCTACGCTGAAACTGTTGCCTAAAGCTACGGATGAATGTGAGAACAGCTTGTCGATGAGCAACCGGAAATCCTTTATCGGTATTTCTGTCCGTTCAAAAGCACGGAAGCAGAAAATGTCCATACAGAATTCAGATTTCGTTTCGGAGTGTTCTTCTTCAGGAACGGGGAATCCGGAAAAATCCTCAACGATGGCATATTCCAGTTTCAGCGTGATGGCGATGGAGGTCAGCAACTCGTGGACAAAGATTCGGCAAAAAGGTATTTCCCCGGCATCTTTATAGACGATGCCGCAATTTACCCGCCATTGATTCTTTTTTAGACTCATAATGGTTGAATTAAGAGTTAGTATTAGTTAGACAGCTACAAATGTAGCGAAACTATCCCGGTTCGGGATGAATAGGGATAGATTTTTCAATTGAAATCAAAGAAAAAAGATATGAATAGAAAATTGACAGATAAAGAAGCGGCTTTCCTGCTTGAGCTGCGGGATCTGATGGCGAAGCATAACGCCATCGTATTTGCCGAGGACGGCCGTGTATGTTTCGACGTGGAATATTCCGATGTGGATGACCCGGTGGAACCGGTCATGCTGCCGGAGGGACTCACGGTATATTACGAAATTGATGAATTCATAGAACAAAACTCTTAACCTTTACAAGACATGAAAACCTGGAGAACAATTCAGAAGATTGCCGTAGCCATGGGCATGACCTATGGCATGTGGCTGGGAACCAATGTTGACGCAACGGATGCGGACAGCCGCAATGCGTTTGTAATCATCGTATTATCGGTCATCGTGGCGATATCGCTTTGTATGCCGGATAAGACGGATATCGAAACAGCTTAGGAACAGCTTGTTCGGCAAGTCCGGAATTTCCCTTGCCATGCGGAAGTGGCCGGCTCCCCGGTTCGATGCCGGGGCTTGCACAATGTTGAAAAGTATAAAGTTTCTGATTATGGAAATGTACGGTAAAATAAGGTGTGTCACCCATGCAGAGCTTGTCGGAGGTGGTATTATCAGCGAATCTAACCTAAAGAAGAAGGTCAGTGCCAAGCTGATTATGCAAGTTCAGCTTGGGGGGAATGGGAGAAAGGCTCTTTATGACTATCTCAGCCTTCCAGTTCCCCTTCGCCGGGATTATGACAGACTTTATCCCAATGCTTTGGAAGAAATGAAAGAACAATTAATGAGTAATATTATCCGCAGTGACAGCAAGGCCGTGGAATTCTATAGGACCTACCAACCCGCCATTTCTCTGGAACGCCAGGCCGAATATGTGCTGAATGCCGAGGTGATGAACGAGCTGGTCCGTGTGGAGAAAGAGACCGGAGCCTTGCATAGCAAGTGCGGTTACAGCCGCAAGTCCATCGTGTGGGAAACGGTGCAAGGTACATGTGAGAAGCTTCGTGAACACTATGGACACACACTGCCCAAGACCCGTCTCCGCGAAAAATTCAACGCTTATAAAAAGATCGGCTACGCCGCCCTTGTCAACAAGAACACGGGCAACCAGGCGGCACGCGTGGTGGTTCCCGAAGTGGCGCGGCTGTTGCTGAAGCTCCGCCGCAGCATCGTTCCCCGCTATACGGAGGCGCAGATTTTCGACGAATACAACCGCCAGGCGGTGGAGCGCGGCCTGAACATCATCAAGTCGCCCACCACCGTGAAGAACTATCTCAACGACCCTGCCGTGATGCCTATGTGGTATGCGGCGGTACATGGCATGCAGAAATGGAAAGCCAAGTACACCAGTCTGATGAAGACCAGCCTCCCGCAGATGCGCGATGCCTTGTGGTATGGCGACGGTACCAAGTTGAACCTCTACTACAGGAATGAACAGGGCAAGATGTGCACCACCGGCGTATATGAAGTGATGGATGCCTATAGCGAGACCCTGCTTGGATATGACATCGCCCCGAACGAGAATTTCGACTGCCAGTATCGTGCCTACCGCATGGCCGTGGAAGTTTCCGGCAGCCGTCCCTACGAGATAGTGACCGACAACCAGGGAGGACACAAGAAAGGCGACGCCGCGGGATTCTTCCAACGCCTTACGGTACTCCACCGTCCCACGATGCCCTATAACGGACAGTCCAAGACCATAGAGAATGCCTTCTACCGTTTCCAGGCACAAGTCCTTCATGCCATCTGGCATTTCACGGGACAGAACGTGAACGCCAAGAAACTGAACAGCAAGCCCAACCTGGAATTCATAGAGGAGAACGCCTACGCACTTCCCACGCTCGAGGAACTGAAAACAATCTATAAGGAATGCCGTGACAGATGGAACAATGAGGAAAAGCACTTCGCCACCGGTATTCCACACATGGAGATGTACCGCATGAGCGGGAATCCCGAGGCCCAACCCGTTACGGAGGTTGACATGATGCGTATGTTCTGGCTGTGCCATCCCAAAGCCGTGACCTATACCAACTACGGACTTCAGTTTGAAATAGACAAACGGAAATACCACTATGACGTATATGCCGCCGACGGCCTGCGTGACGAGGCATGGGCGCTTCGCAATACCGGACGCGAGTTCACCGTGATGTATGATCCTATGGACATGACCCGCGTGGAGCTGTGGCGGAATACCGCCACCGGTGCCAAGTACAGTGCCACCGCCACTCCTAAGGTCACTGTCAGCCGCGCCACGCAGGAGCGCACACCGGAAGAGAGCAGCTTCATGCGGAAAACCATCGACCGGAACAAGGAGACCATGGCCGCCATCCAGCTGGAAGGCGAGCGTTTCGACCTTGACGAACGTATCGCAGCCGAGCTCTTCGGTCTTTCCACTCCCAAACCTAAGAACCTCAGCAAGAATAAGATGGACGGATACCGTGAAAGGCATGACCGTGGCGAGCTCCATATTCCTCTTTCCCTGCCGGAAAAACAGAAGCGGGAGGAGGCCGAAGCGGACACGGAAACCGATTACTCCACTATGGGGGAATATACCAAGGCACTCTCCAACATGACGTTGGACGAGCTGGCACTGGACAGATTTTAAACGGCAATCAATAACCAATTAAATACCATTCAAGAATGAAAGGACTAACCAAACAAGACAAGGATGCCATCCGCGACGCACTGATGGCCTACTGTGAGAACTTTCCCAGCCGCAACCGCGCCAGCGAGAGCCTGCAGGGTGTCAGTGCGGCTGTGGTGAGCCAGATTCTGAACACCAAGTACGAAAGCATCTCCGACGACATGTTCAGCCGCATAGCGGCGCAGATAGGTTTCAGCTTCGAGCATTGGACCATCTGCGAGAGTGAGAACTTCCGTCTCGCCACCTACGTGCTGGCCGACGCCCAGATGTACAAGAATGTCACCTGGATGGTGGGCGATGCCGGATGCGGCAAGACCACTGCCGCCATAGAGTTCCGTCGCACACACCGCAACGTGTTCTATATCCTTTGCTCGGAAGATATGAAACGCAGCGATTTTGTGCGCGAGATAGCCAAGCAGGTGGGCGCGCCTACCGACAGCACCAGCAACCTGCGTGACATGCTGGACTATGCACTCGGTATGATCGGTTTTCTCCAGAACCCGTTGCTCATCTTCGATGAGGGGGACAAGCTGACGGACTGTGTATTGAATTACTTCATCAGCATCTACAACCGCCTGGAAGGACGCGCGGGTATCGTGTTCATGAGTACCGACTATATCAAGCGGCGTGTGGACAACGGGCTGAGATACAACAAGAAAGGCTACAAGGAAATTAACAGCCGCATCGGACGCAAGTTCTTCGACCTGAACGCCACCAGCCGCAATGACGTGTATGCCATCTGTCAGGCCAACGGGCTGACCGGTGAAGCCGAGATAAGACGTGTGCTGAAAGATGCTGAAACCAGTGACAATGACCTGCGCCGTGTGAAACGGGTGATACATGCGCAGAAGCGCCGTGCCGAGCAGCAGAAAGGAGGGGCAGAGTAATGAGTGAGACTTTTGAACGTAATGCCAAGGGGGTACGTGAGATGCTTTCCATGAAGTTTGACACACTGGACTTTGAGGGGGTGTGGCATGACGCTTTCGGCACCCCCGAGCGTCGGGGTGTCTGGTTTGTGTGGGGGAACTCCGGTAACGGAAAGACTTCATTTGTGATGCAGCTCTGCAAGTATCTCTGCCGTTTCGGCCGTGTGGCCTATAACAGTATGGAAGAAGGTGCCTGCCTCACCATGCAGGACACACTCCGCCGCTTTGGCATGATGGAGGTCAACCGTCGCTTTCTGCTTATCGACAATGAAAGCATCGAGCAGCTCAGCCTGCGTCTGAAACGTCAGAAATCACCAGATTTTGTGGTGATAGACAGTTTCCAATACACACAGATGACCTATCGGCAGTATATTGAATTCAAAGAACGCCACCGTAACAAGCTGATGATTTTTATCAGCCATGCCAGTGGCAGGCTGCCTACCGGACGCAGTGGCAAGAGCGTGATGTTTGACGCGTCTTTGAAAATCTACGTCGAGGGCTACCGGGCTTTCAGCAAGGGACGCTTCATCGGTCCGAAAGGCTACTATGACATCTGGCCGGAAGAGGCGGCAAGATATTGGGGAGAATGTAATATGTAATGAGCCATGAGAACGACTGCCAACAAACCTATCAGCGCCCAGCAGCTTAAAGCCCTGCACGCCACCTTCCACCGTATCGGCATGGATGACGAGGCCCGCCACGGCTGCATCTACGAGTTCACTTCCGGCCGTACGGAAAGCAGCCGGGAACTGACGATGCGTGAGGCGCGGCAGCTGCTGGAGCGGTTGAACCCGACGGACGACAAGGCACGGGCCATGCAGATGGCAGAAGCCAGGAATGTATTCCGGGACATCTACCGTCTTTCGTTCCAGATTCCCCAGCTGAACCAGGGGTTTACCAGCGACAGTGAGGAGGAATACCGCATGAACGTGGCGAAGCTGAACATCTGGGCACGTAAGTACAGCAAGGCGCATAAGGACATTACAAGCATGAGGCTTTGGGAGCTCCAGGCCACCAAGAAACAGCTGGAGGCGTGGATGCGCCGTGAGGAAAGGAAACTTAAAAAGGATTGATACAATGAGAAAGAAACAGGAAATAAAGAAAGGAATTACCATTCTCCGCATGAAAGGGGATAAAATCAGTCTGCTCCAGGCCGAGGTGCTGGAAAACGGGCATAATGAGAGTCAGGTGTTTGCCACCTACGTAGCTTCTGTTCCGGAGGAAGACAAGGACGAGACCGTGTTTTATGCCTGCCGTGACGCCGCCCGTTTTGCCGCAGGGCGATTATCGCTGGAAGAGCTGATACCCGATGCGGACAGATATCCGGTGACGGTTGACAGACCTGAGCCCAAAGAGCGCCAGTCAGTCAGTGTACGGGAGTTTGAGGCTCTGAAGCGTAAGGTCACGCAGTTGGAAGGCTTTGTGGAGGATTTGTTGAAAGAACGCCGCCAACGTGCCGAATACCAGAAATTGCCGGATACGAACCGTGCGGACTATATCGGCCAGAAAGATGCTACAGAGCTTATAGGATGTAGCCGTGAGACGCTGAATGCCTGGCAGCGTAAGGGTTACATTACCGGATACCGCAAAGCCGGACTGGTCTATTACAGCAGGAGTGAGCTTGCCGCCGCTCCGGTTGTGCAGAATTTTATCACAATAAAAAAGGGGAGGAGATGAGATGGTAGATAATAATAATCAATATATCCCAATGGTCCATATCGTAGACAGAAACAAACGCCGTGAACGGCTGGCGTCCCGTCTCGAAGTCTGTGCAGACCGTATCTGTGACCTGCAGGACCGGTTGATGGCGGGTATTACCGCCTTGAGACCTATCGAGTACGACCGCCTGCTGGACGAATACCGAGCGGAGCTGGTGCGTTACGACAACATCGACCGGGAACTCCGGCAATTGGAGGACCCTACGAAAACAGAAGAGTACAGGGCTTATTACCGCAATGCCAGCAAGCAGCAGAAAAATAAAATCAACTATTAAATTATTAACCCTATCAAAAGAGCAAGAATTATGGCAAGAACAAAGAAAACAGTAGTCAGCGGTATCAGCCGCGAGCAGGCAGAGCAGGCCTTCGCAGATTTTGCGGCGGCCGATGCCAAAGTACAGAACCTCACCTCGAAGATGGACCTTGAGATGACCCGTATCCGCGAGAAGTATGCGGACCAGCTGGCAGAACTGTCAGCCACGAAGGAAAAGAACTTCGACATCATGCAGGCATACGCCGTAGAAAACAAGGAAGAACTGTTCTCCAGGAAGAAAAGCCTGGAGAGCGCCCATGGCGTGTTCGGTTTCCGTACCGGCACACCGAAGCTGAAGAACCTGAAGGGGTTCACCTGGGCGGCAGTGACGAATTTATGCAAGGAGCTTTTGCCGCAGTATATCCGCACCAGTGAGGAGCTTGCCAAGGACAGACTGCTGGCTGACCGTGAGAATCCTGACGTGGTATCCTATTTCCCGAAGATCGGTGTGCAGGTGGTGCAGGAGGAGACCTTCTATGTGGAGCCTAAAAAGGAGAGCGATGCGGTTGAGCAGTGAGATGAGGGAGATACACCGCCGTTACCGGTACCGTCCCCGCGGGCGGTGCTGGGCTGTGTACCTTGACATCACCTACCGTCAGGGTGACAGCTTCCCTCCGAGGATATCCACTCTTGGCACCAAGGTGAATGAATATCCGACCAGGGAAGAGGCACGGCGCGAGGTGTACAGACTGAACGGCTGGAATTATGAAAGGAGAAAAAGAACTTAATACAGAACAGACCATGAGCAAGAAACAGAACGGGGTGCTGGTAACGGCACCCCACTTCGGAACGGGACGGGAGACCGTCGGAGAATTCCCGGGGTATTCCTGCGGCTATTGTCAGGGCAACGGCTATTTCCAGGGGGATATCACGGTAAAGGATACGGAACTGGTCCCGTGCCCCAAGTGTGGCGGTACCGGCAAGGTGAAGGGCATCGTTACGGTGGACTGGGTACCGGACGGGGAAGTGAAACCCTGCCTCAAAGGGAATTCAAACAACATTTAATCACTGAAGTCTTATGCGTATTCCCGTGAAATACATTGTCCAGATAGACAATTTCCATGTGGCGGATTTCATCTTCTACTGGAACTATTATGACCAGCCCTGCTCCCTGCTTTTACAGAAGCCCAAAACAGAAGGGCTTACCGCCATCAAACTGGTGGTTGACAGTGACGAGACCGCCAGCTTTTTGCTCAGGGCGAAGGAGAAGACGGGATGCAGGCTATATCAGGTTGACTAACAATAAATCAAAGAAATGAAACAATTGATAGAAAAGGCCTTTGAGGAATCCTGGCTAAATGATTATTATCATGGAAATTATAAAGGTTTTGCACAAGTAGGTTTCCATTCAGGTATAGAATGGCTAAAAAGTATGTTCCCGATGATGTATTTTCCTCCTTGTATCATGCCGGAAGACTGTATGGAAAATACTGTGTCAGAGGGAGAGGAAACCATTGTCGCCACTACTGATGACTACATTATTTTTTATAAGCATAAGGGCTTTGATGTTGCATATCGGGAATATTGGAAGGGACGCCATAACAATAAGTGGAAATGGAAAGTGAGATATGGACGTTATGTGAATGATGACGAGATTCTTTGTTGGATGCGAGAATTATTTTAACTCAAAATGGAATGAAAATGGGCAGAAATATAAAGATGATAAGCCTATTCGCCGGCATTGGCGGTTTTGATTTGGCTGCCGATACTCTTGGCTGGGAAATTCTTTTTCAATCTGAAATAGACCCGTTTTGCCTGGAAGTGCTGAAGAAGCATTTTCCCAATATACCTAAATATGGAAATATAAATGAGATCAATGCGAAGAAATACAGAGGTAACGTTGACGTTGTGGCCGGAGGATTCCCCTGCCAACCGTTCAGTAACGCCGGGCTTCAGCGAGGGACAGAAGACCCCCGCTTTTTATGGCCGGCGATGTATCGAGTTATACAAGAGTGCCGGCCTACATGGGTCGTCGCTGAAAATGTTCTCGGACTTATTGGTAACGCAGACGGAGTGGTCTTCGAGCAAGTGTGCGTTGATTTGGAAAGTGAAGGCTACGAAGTACAACCGTTTATTATTCCAGCTGCGGGTAAGGACTCTTTTCAAGAAAGAAAGCGGGTCTGGATTGTTGCCTGCCTTGACGGCTTCGGAAGCAAAAAGGATAAAGTTACGCCGGGAGAGCATTTTAAAGCATTCAGGCAGACGAAAAAGCAACTACCTGACTGCATGTATTTCGAGAGCTGGTTTCAATCCGTCCGATATTACTCCGAACTGGATGGAGTGGTTTATGGGATTCCCGACTGGATGGACAGAACTCACGCCCTCGGTAACTCCATAGACCCACGGATAGCATACGAAATACTTATAACAATAGATTATTTGATAAACCGGTAACCAGATTAAGAATGGATGAAAAGAAAATGATATTGGACGCTTGCTGCGGCAGTAGGATGTTCTGGTTTGACAAGACACATCCGAATGTCCTTTTCCAGGATATCCGGGATGCTGAGTACATTCTATGTGACGGCCGCAAGCTGGAAGTCCATCCGGATGTGGTCGCTGATTTCACTGCAATGCCATATCCCGACCGCTCGTTCAAGCTCGTGGTCTTCGACCCTCCACATTTGGACAATTCCAATGATGGGGCATATATGGCACAGAAATACGGTACGCTCCGCAGATTCAAATGGCAGGACGATATAAAGCAGGGCTTTGATGAGTGCATGCGTGTACTGGACATAAATGGAGTGCTGATATTCAAGTGGAACGAAACCCGTATTCCGGTCAGCAGAATACTGGAGATAATAGGAGTACGTCCGCTGTTCGGGCACAAGTCGGGCAAGGCTTCCAGGACACATTGGATGTGCTTTATGAAAATGCAATAAAAAAATGAATATCGGAATATTGGCATTGGACAGTATTTATTCTAATCCAGCCTTGATGAAGATAAGTAATTACCATAAGAGGCTTGGTTATAATGTGGTTTTTATTGTAAAGGGTGTAAGGATTACAAAGAAATATAATTGATTATGAGAAAATATTATTACTATACTTACCGATATCAGAGAGGCATAGGCCATGCCGTCTGTTCATGCGATAATGGCTTTTTCGATGTGAGGGAAAGGCATGAGTACCTTTATAATTTAATTAAGGAATATTGTGTGATTACTTTTTGGAAAGAGATTTCCAGGGAGGAATGCGAGGCAATGAATGATTTTTTTAATGAAAATAAAAAACAATAATGGACAAAGCAAGATTGGTGCTTCGTTGGCTGCTCATCCCCTTGTGGTTCACCATATTCATAGCCTATCTGCCGATATGGTATCTGCAAATGAGTTGGTACTATTTCAGCTTTCAGGATTATTGGGATGCTTTTCTGATATTGTGGGACAAGACCATGCTGTCCATGAGGTTGAAGATACGCCAATGAATCCTCGAAAGGCCGCCGTATGATTAATATGGCGGCCTTTGTTGTGTATATATGCCGTTATTGTTATCTTTGTATCAGGTTTTCAGGTAATTCAGGGTATTATAATTTCAGAGGTATGAAAAAAAGTCGAAACAGGATTGTAGGATGCAGCTACGCGTTCAGAGTAGAGGACATTGTACGCATTTACGATGAACATTCCCGCAGCGGCCTCTCCAACCGCGATATTCTGCGCCGTTATATCTGGCCGAAGTACCATATCTGTGAAAAGACCTTCTACAACATCATCAATGCCAGCGCCGACCCGCGCATCATCCAACGCCAGAAAGAGATGCGGGCGCAACTGTCGCTTTTCTGACCCGTCCTTATCCCCTGTCTATCACTTTACATGTGAAGTCGGTGACATCCTCCACAAGTTCCTCATGATTGTGGTTCGTGCTGCTTCCGGTACGTCGGAACAGACTGAAGGAAATGTTGCCGTCGTCTCCGGAGAGGTTGAAAAGATGCCGGTCCATGCGGTCCAGCAAGTCGAAACGCTCCAGCGCCTGCTGCTGGAAGCCGCCGCCTTCGCGGGAACTCCCTTTCCAGGGTGTGACGATATGCAGGCGTAGGGTCACGTCCGCTGTCTGCGTGCCGCCGCCCGTCCATTTCACGGGCCGGAATTCAATGAATACGGCAGGGGCATCGAAAGGCTCTTCCTGCTCCAGGAATGAAATCTGCTCGTTCCATAGGTCGAATGTTCTGATGACGGGCTTCCCGTCCCGGTCTGTAAGTTGTTTCAGCCGTTCTATGAGGCTGAGGTAAAGGAACCTTCTCATATCTAAAATATTCTTTTGCTATTGTTTTCCACTATTTCCCGGATGATGCGCTCCACCTCCGGATGCATGCCGATGAACCGGCGGCAGGGCATGACTATCCTGCTGCCTGCCCGTTTCAACGCCATACGTTTACAGAAAAGTGCCTCTTCCGTGGGGTTGCGCCTATAATTATCTGTCAGTTGCCGGTACAAGTACCAGAAGTATCTTTTCATCTTTCTGGTGACGGTTATTGCTCCACCTTCATTGTGAATGGCAGCGTATGGCAGGTCACTGCTGAAAACCACGCTATGTCCCGTAGTCTCCGTCTTGATACTCCTGCGTAAGGCCCCTGTACGCGTCAACAGCCCCCGGCTTTCGTCGTCATTGCATTTCCTTCGTGCCCAATGCTCGTTGAAGAAGGCTTCGCGTTCGAAGTTGCGGTCAAACTCCCCGCTTATTTTCGTTCCGATGTCCTTCAGCGTAAGGCTGATGAAGCGCTCCACCTTCCGTTCCAGTTCCTTGGCTGTGTCTGAATTTTGGGGCATAATGCTTGTTTATTAAAGAATTAAACGTATCTTTGCATTTGAAAGAAGCAGTTTTATAAGCAAGTCGTGGATTGCAGTTCTACGGGGCTACTTATAAGGATGCTTCTTTTTTATTCCAGTATCTTCAGTATGTTGTCACTATCCGAGATGCTGTGAAGATTTACTTCCCCATTGGCATACTCTCTGACAATAATCCACGATTTTTCTTTCCCGACTACAGTTTCAAACAAATGGGCTACGGTTCCGGCATCGTGCTTGTCGATGCCATATCCCAAATAGCCGGCTTTCTGCAAAACTTCTCTGATTTGTAGCAGGAGCTCATTTTTCTCTGCATACCGCCTATGAGGTTGATTAAGCCATTCCTTTATACTTTTTCCCGTGACATGTATTTCCTTGCCGAATCCGGGGTTTCTGAACACCTCTTTTTTCAGACCGGACGCTTCTTTCTGTATCTCCTTTCTGCGTATCTTCAATGTTTCTTTCCGTCTGGTCATTTCCCTTATCATCTTGCAGGCCGCACACAATTCATTGTCGGGCACTTTGACCAGTCCCATCGTACCCGGTCTGTCAGGGCAGTCCTTGCACCGGCTGATGGTATAGGGATTGTAGAACGGGAAGCATGCCATCTGTCTGCCGGGATTGAAGCGCATCATCTCTTGATGCCTGCCTGCTGTGGCCTGGCTGCCATCCAGTATTGCCCGGTGTTCGTCACTTTCCGGATAATCGCTACGGAGTACCCTTGCCACCGTACAGCGGCAGTTCCACCCGTTGGGGGGAAAGTATTCATCCCAGAACCGTGAGGTAATGGGCAGCGTGACATTATGCAGTGCCCGGTGTGCCTCGCGTACCCGTTTGTCGCCCACAGTGCGGTATTGCAGCAGGTAGCGGTCCCGGTCCTCATCGTCCCACCACTGCTTCCACCTGGCAGCCATGGCGGCAGATGCCATGGCGAAGTTGTATTCCGCTTTCAGGTACCAGCGGTTATAGGTCTCGTTCACCTTTTGAACGTCATTCAAAAAGTGTTCAAAGGGCTTCCGGTTCCCGTCCGCATCGAGCAGCGAGGGGAACGCCTCGTTCAGCTCATGGAAGGTCTTGAAGCCGGAAAAGACGTAATTGCTTTCCTTGAGCCGCCGTATGCTGATGTCGTCCATGGGGCGTTGACGGACTGAATAATCCACGGCACGGTCCAGCGTATCGGTATGGTCGCGTATGAACTTCTGCACCTCCTTGTCCGCCAGCATCTCTGGTGTGAATTCCGGCTGCCGGTGGAGCCAGCGCATCAGCAGGACAAAAGACGCCTCCACGGCAGCAGTATCTATTTCCTCTTCTTCATCTTCCCCACTGTCAGCCAGCGGCAGTGCATTTCCGTAATATGCCAGCAAGGCTCGTCTGTGCAGCCCTTCGTAGTCAGAAGGGCTCAGTCGAAAAAACAGAGCTTCTGTTCCCCATCCCCCTTGCCATTTTCCTTGCCTGCCGGGACAGCCACCGGTGCGGGCGCTTTTTTCCCGATAATGGGCACATTGTACTTGTTGATGAAATATTTCAGGTCCACCTCGTAGTTCTCCAGCAGCAGGCGTTCATAGGCAATCTGCTGTTCGGGTGTGAAGTCTATGCCCTCGTACCAGTCAAAACGGTATCCCTTCAGGGGGAAACCGTGCTTTATCATTTTTGGGATAAGCTGGAAGTTGATGACGTCCCGCAGGTTGTCGGCATCCTTGCTGACAAGGTTCTTCAGCACCTCCAGATGCACCTCGCTCTGCGAAAGGCTGCTGCCGTTCTCCGTAGTCATGGTTTCGGTGAGCACTCCCTTTGACAGTTCGGAGTTGGCGCGGTCTATGCGTTTGTCAAAGACGTTGTAGGCATCCCCGCGGGTGGACTCCTTGATTTCTATCTCGGTGCCTTCGGGAAAGAGCGCCCAGCCTGCTGCACCCATCGTGCCCAGCATCTTCTCGATACGTCCCAGCTCCTTGGAGTCCCGGCTGGTGGTCTTTCCCACCCGGAAGGGGATGCCGAATATTTCGGAAAACATGTCCCAGAAGGAGCATACGTTTTTCTTGGGAATGGTATGCTGGGCACATTTGAGGTACATCCCCAGGTCGTGCGTGCCGCCCACCTCCACCGTCCAGTCCGCCATTTCGCTGTGCCGGTAGTCATAGCCGTTCTGCCATGCCTCCTGCTGACGTACCACGATGACCCCGTATTCGGGGATGACGTGGCGGCGCGGTACCAGCTGCACCTCGCTGAAGGCGGGTGTCCCGTCCACGGAGATGACATCTCCCAACTGGATGAGCGAGTGCCCCCAGTAGTGCGCGTCCAGTGCCAGGTCCATGAAGGTCTTGAACCAGGGCGCCTCGAATATGGCCGTCAGTTCCGGGTTCTCCACCCCCTTTCGATCCACGATGCGGAAACTCTTGTTCAGCACATACCCTTTGCGCTGTCCCACGCATCCGGTGAGGTGCATGTCCACCTCCACGTCGCCATACACGTCATACAACGGCACACGGTTGGGATATTCCACATTCTTTGCATACTGCCAGGCGTTGCGCCAGGCGCGCATGTCTTTCTTGGTAAGCGCCTCGGTCTGCAGTTGCAGGTCGACGGACAGTCTGGTCACCCGCTTCACCTCGGCGGGGGTGGCGGGGGGGTCACCGCCACCCCCCTCCCTGGGGTCTTTTTT